TCGTGAGTGTATCTCGCTGTAAAAGTTTCTTGTGCTTCGTCAAAAGAGACTCCGCTACCTTCTGCTTTTACTTGCGCGTTCGCGAAACCAGATAACATTACTTCTTCTTCAAAAGCTCTGTCGCTGTTTTCACTTGTATAAATTTCAGCATGCTGATTTTCATACCTTTTGTATTCCAGCCCAAATAGTGCATTTAGGCCTGGTTCTAGTTCTTTAACTAGCTGTGATCGTGATATTGCCATTGTCTATATGCTCCTATTAATTGTGACCGTTGAACGAATTAAGATTCGATACAACAATTACAGATGCAAAAGCTGCAGTAGCATCTTCGTTTGAAGGATCCTCTGCTGATCTTAATAATCTGAATTGTTTACCGTTAGCTGAAGTCGTCGCAATGTCTAATGTAGACGATGATTTACCAGTAGTATCGCTACCAGCTGATGTGTTCATGTCATACGTTTCTAACATTGTTGTTACTCCAGTTGCATCATCCGCTGCAACCACATATTGCTGGAATGGATCGTCTACTACAAAGGCTGTTGTGTCTTCACTATTAGCCGGTGTGATAGTTGCTTTGTAGAAATTCGCAAACGTTGGCTTCAAAGTTGTAGCCGCGTTGTAGAATATTCCGTTCAAAACACCTATGATATCTGCAGCAGAACCGTTTCCGCCTACTACATAACCGCTAGATACTTTAACACATTCACCATTGTAAATAGTTGTGCTGTGGCCAGCATCGATTTTGTATTTCCCTTGACCTTGGATTGAGGCTCCTCCGCCTAATCTTCCAGCTGGGATAAGTCCAAAACCTTGTGTGTTTCTGTTTGCCATAGTTTTATCCTATTCCAATTAGTTGTTAACGTTATATAAATTCGATGATTAGAGAATCGTTAAAAAATTAACTTTTCTTTGTACCACCGAAGGTTACACGAGATTGTCTATCTATATTGATAGGCATCCTCTTATCTTGCTCCTTCATAAGATCGTTGTTTACTGCTTCGCTTCGGTCTTTATGACGATTAGCCATATATTCCATACGTTGCTTCGCGATCTCTTCAGGTACCTTTGCGAGTAAAAGGCCTCCAACCCCAACTACCCCCTTGTATTTACCGTCTTCGATAACTGGATAGTCAGATGCGTTTTCGATTTCTTCAGACCTTACAAGTTCATATCCTTCTCTTAAACGTCCAGATACGTTCTTCGTGTCTTGAAAACCAACACTCTCTGCTCTTATCCATCTGTACCTGAATCCATCAGGTGCAGGGGGTGCATCTAGAGATGAAGGTGGAACCCACACTTTTGGTCTTTCAGATTTTGACCGTGTTTGGTTCGCACGAGATGTTTTATCTTCTTTTTTCATATTACGCTCCTCCCGTGTTTTTTAATTGTTTTGCGTACTCTTCGAGTGGCACACCTAATTTTTTAGCGATTGCTACCTGTGACGATGTGAGTTTCACAGTTTTGCGACCTGGTTTCACGCTTCTTTTAGCAGAAGCAACCGTCTGTACGGGTTCAGTCGTTTTCTTAACATCAGTATTAGCAAATTTATGCGGAAAGTCAACACGGATTCTTTTATCTATTTCTGCATAATATTCATCAGACTTAGGATCAAAACCTTCTTTGTCTACTAAATCTTTATGAATTTCGAACGCTGTATATGTCATAGCTCTATCTTGTCCAAACCATGAGTTTTTAGCAGCCCAAGCTTCAGCAGTTGGATCACTCGGTTCAGCTTGTGTTCTAGGTTGTTCAGGAGCTTTAACTTCTGAAGGTTTAGACACTGCTGTTTCTCTCGCATCTTTTGTTTGCTGTAGTTTAGCATTCTCAAATGAAAGAGAAGCAATCCTTTTGTTTGCTTCAACTTGTGCTTTGGCGTCACCGGCATCGATAGCAGCAGCTAATTCTTTTTGTGCTGCTTCTAAACCTGTTTGTATACTTGCTTCAAACTTTTTAATGTAATCAGCATCAGTCTTTTCAAACCTTGTTTCCAAAGCTTTTCTTTTTTCTTCGACTGATTTAGCATACTCCGTTGCTGCATCTCTTTGTCTTTCAGCTTCACGCATTTTACGTGTAAGCTTAGCTATCCTAGCTTGAACACCTTTACTGTAGTCTTCTAGCTTTTTGTCGTCTTTTTCTTCGCTAGCTTGAACAGTAGGCTGCTCATCAGATTTCTTAGATGTATCATCGGACTTAGTATCGTCTTTATTAGTTTCTTCATTTTTTTCATCTGTCTCCTTTGGTTCTGTTTCTTGTTTTGGCGCTTCGGTATCTATTACCGACTCGTCTTTTTTTTCTTCAACATCGATTTCGGCACCTGGGCCTGATGTATCAATGTCGACTGTTTTTTGCTCTTCAGTTGGCATAGTTCCTCCTATGATTAATATTCATGCAAGATATCCTCTGGATTCTTGATGGTTGCTAAAACTTCGTCGTCATTTAGCAGACGTATTTCCCCACCTTCTATTTTTATTCTTGATCCAGCATAACGGGCAAACATTACCCATTCCCCTTCTTTGCACCAAGGACCTTTAGGATATCTTTCCTTGTCCTTGTAACAATCTGGACCCATTCTTAAAACTAAACCACATTGTGATGCAACTTGTTGTCTCTCCAAGGTTGTTTCGGCCATAATTAAACCGCCTTTAGTTTTCTCTTTCATTTTGAAAGGTAAAACTAACATCCTCCAACCAGTTGGTTGTGGTAGTTTATTTGAATCTTCTTTTGTTAAATCTTTTTCTTTTTTGACCCCTACTAATTCTTTATTCGGTAGGTGGATTTTTGATGTCGATGACTGTTCCATGTTGCTCCTTATCTTCTAGCAGGTTAGAGAGTTCCTGTTTAGTTGCCTCTAGGGCATTTATCTGTCCTATTATATAGTTGTATTTCTCCATGCTGTCAATACCCCCGGATGTTACAGCAATGGATAACTCATTTGTTCTTTTAACTATGAACTTAAGTAGTCTTGTTATGACGCTTTCTAATTGCATTTTTACCTTTCTTAAATATAGCAGCGACTTCATTTTTACCCATAACCTTGGCACGCTGTTCACCAACTGTTAGGATTTGTATTTTTCTTGCAAAAGGTTTGTTTATATTTTTTACTTTTGTAACTGTAGCTCTAGCATCTGCAGGTGTTGCAAATTTAATTGCTACTGTATCTCTAGGATTCTCATCCGTATACAATCTTCTATCTGAACCTTTTGGTTTTTTACCCGTGCCTACTTTAGGATCTTTTTTTGCCATTAATAACTCCCTTTAATGTTTTAGCTTGAGCAGCGTGTGTTTTAGAGGCTTTTTTCAAACCTTTAATAACTTTTTTAATTGCTTTCTTTTTCTTTAACATTTCCATCTCCTTCTCGCCTGACGTAGACGTGAGTTTGGATCTTTTGCTGCTTTAGGGAATTTTTTCATTTGTCCTAGTGATCTTGCACAGAAAGATTTTCTGCGTTTGGCAGCTTTTGATCCTGGCTTCACTTTTCCAGTCACGGCTGTTTTTAGTTTAGAGCCGGGATTCATTCTTCTATAGGCTTTGACCCCAGCTTCTGTCATGCCTGCTCCAGACTTTGTAGGTCTGAAATTTTTTTTATTTCTAGGTGGCATACCACCATTTGAAAATTTTTCTCTAATTACGTAGTCTGTTCTCATACTAAACCACCCATACCCATTCTTTTTCTTTTAGGTGCAAATGTTGCAGCTCTATCTGGAGTTGGTCCTACGTTTGCTTTAGCTTGTTTTCTTCTTACGGCACCCGCACGTTGCCCTTTGGACATCGCTCTTGCTTTTGCAATAGGCACGCATTTTGGATAATTTTTTCTTTTTTCTCCACCACTTCGACCACACTTCGGGTATGAGCCATCTTTTCGCTTGTTCGCAATATCGACCCAATTTTCCTTTACCCATGCTCGTAGTCCTTTTTTAGCCATTAGATGTATAATGTTTTTTTTCTTCTCATAACAGCGCCGCATCCTTTTGCAATTTTTCTAACGCCGCCACCTGATCCGTACATTGGTCTATCGGTCATCATACCGCCACCCATGGCTTTCTTACGACTTCCTTTTTTACCACCAGGTGTAATTTTCCCAGAGCAAACTGCAGATGCATACATATTAGCATAAGCTGAAGGGTAGACCTTAAACTTACGTTTTGCTGCTGCTTTTCCTCTAGGACAAAGTTTAGCCATTGTTATACTCTGCCACCTTTTTTAGCATAACCCATTTTGTTTCTTACTTCGATTGGTAACTTAGCTAGACCTGGGTTTTTACTTTTATCAACTGGTTTTAAAGAACCATCTTTTAAACCAACTCTACCTCCTGATTTAAAACCAGGAACTTGTTTGTTATATCTTTTATTTGCCATTATTTTTTGCCTCCGTTTCTAAATATTTGTGTACCTTTTATACCAAAAATGCTCGCCACTACAAGCACCCATAAATTAGTGAACCATTTTGGAAGCTCGTGAAAGTATTCAAAGAAAAGTTTTACCTTTTCCATCGCCGCTGGATCATCCGACATCACCGCCCACATTAAAACTACGATGGGCGCCGAAATAATTATCAAAACGAATTCATCCTTGTAGTCGTTTTGACGGGCCTCTAAAAGTTTGCCCTGGTAAGTTTCCTCACCTCGAGCCATTTTTTCTGCATGCATTAATTGTGCATCAGACATAGCCATCTTTGTCTTCTGGCGGTTAGAATAAATTTTACTGCCAGCCTGCAAAGCGATTTTTGCTAAACTGAACCAAGCCATTAGTAAGCCTTTGATTTTCTTTTCTTTTCAGCCAGCATTCTTTTTTGTCCGCCTACTGGTAATTCAGGTTTTCCTGTACCAATATAGTTAAAAGCACCGTCAGCTGTTGTTTTAGATCTAGGATCTATTTCAACTTGCTGTTCGCCTACTTTAACTGGCTTAATTTTATCTAGTTTTTGCATTTTTACTCCTATTTTATTACTCTTCGATCTCTATTGCAGTTATACCTGGTTTATCAGCCTTTGCAAGTGATACTCCAGCTCTTAATTTTGATAATTTTTCGTTTTGATCCATTTTATCCTCTGCAATTTCTCTTGCTTGCATTAATTTAGCTCTATCAAGCTCTGATTTTCTTAAATCAGCTTCTTTTTTACGCTCATTTTCCATAGCACGTAGATCAACTTCTCTTGCTTTTAGTTTTAAAAGTGGATCAGAGTCAAATTGAGAGGTAATT